ATTGTTATACCTTTAGTACCACTAGAAACTATGATGCCTGTCCTTATGGGTATGTTAGGGTTAGGCGCTATGCGCTCATTTGAAAAAACTAGGAAATAGGTAGCTAATGTCAACAAACTTTACTATTCCTGAAAATTTTAGTATTTTTGACTACGATTTATTTGATCTTATAGATTTTGATCTTGCGGGGACTCCTGCGGCTATGGGATTTACTCCTACATACGAAATAAGCCCCGGAACAGACAATTATTATACTCTTACTGGCGGTATTGAACAGTATAAAGAAAGATTACAAGAAGGCGCGGACTACGACAAAATAGATGATGTTGATAAAGTAGATGATTTTTACGATCAGTCATTCCAGAGTAACTTATCAGCAATACAAGTAGACCCAGAAACTTATCTTAGAGAAACAGCATCTCCTGCTTACCTAGCAAACTGGCAGGGTAGACCAGAGCAGCAAGCAGCAGAAGATGTCTATGGCAGCATAGCAATTACTGATCAACAGGGCACACAGCAGGCTGTTAGCAATTACTATGGTTATGATGTACAAGCGGATGCCTTTGATAAAACTATCGAAGACTTTGGTGGAAACTACGGAGAGCATACTGGCGCTTCTCAAGAAAAAATATCAGAGTTTCAATCAATTATTAAGCCTATCCTTACTGAGCAAATAGCTTTCTTACAAACTACAGAAGATCTTTCCTATCAAGATGCTCTTGTAGAGGCTTACAATAGAGACCCTATGGTACAGTCGTTGTACGCAAAGTATGACGTAACTCCTTTCCGTCAAACATCAGACGGTTCTACATATCTTTACGATCCTCTTAGCTTTTCTGAGATTAGAACTAAAGAAGTAAAAGATACTGGGGTACAGGACGGCTTAAAAGCTCTAGCAATCATGGTAGCAACGGCTGGAGCAGGAAGCGCACTAGGTGGCTATCTTGCCGCTAGTACGTCTATGTCAGCGCCTCTAGCTAATGCAGTTGGGTCTGCTGTAGCTTCTGCTGGGTCAACATTGGCTACTGGAGGAGATACTAGTGACATCCTACGATCTGCTATTTTAGCGGGTGCTGGAGGCTACGGAGAAGGCTTGCGTCAGGTTGCGGAAACATCTCAGGCTCTTTCAGCCGCCGGTATGATGTCTGCCAATAGTCCAGCGTTAATAGCTGAAGCAGCAAAAGCTACGCAAGATTTAGAGAGATTTAACAAAGTTGTGAAGACAGCTAAGTTTGTAAATGCTGCCGTAAATGACGATGTACTTGGTGGCTTTGTAGATTTATACGGTTCACAGCTTACAAATAAAGCGTTAGATAAACTAGGATTAGATCAGAAGACACTAGACGCTAAATATGGTGGAATACAGCGTGATGATATGACCGCTGGTCTTGTTAAGATGCAAAGGCGATTAGCAGGTGGAGCAGACTTTGAAAGTGCTTTGATGGATGGCTTTGGGACATATGTGCGTCAAGGCGGTACATTAGGTCTTGACATAGATACTCCTGAGTTTATAGAGCGCATTGGAGACGTTATCAAAGAGGCAGGATCATCTTTTGATGACTTTGTTCTACAGCCGCCTAAAGAGGTAATTGAAGCACTATTATCTTCTCTACCAGATAAGACTCCTGAACAAATAAAAGCGATTGAGGACTACGTAAGAACAGTAGGTTCCAAGGCTGAAGACGTAGCTAGAGAAACAGTTGCAGTTGTTGATAAGCCTATTCAAGAAGCAGGACAGGCTGTAGCAGAAGTTGCTCAAGAAGTTAAAGAGCAAGCTGAAGAAGTATACGAGCAAGTTGATCTTCCTACAGGCACATCTCCTGAAGGCTCAGATATTCCTGAAGCAGGATCAATGGGTCTTTCTGGTGTAGATGCAGATGTAGATTTAGACTTTGATTTTCAAGCTCCTGAGTTTGGTGAAATAAGCGAAGGACTATTCAGTGATTACCTGTCTAAGTACGCAGATCCGGGTCTTTTAGAACGCAGAAGGTTTAGAGGCTATACAGCACCTCAAGGAATGTTTAGGAATATAGTATGAGTACCAGTTATTTGAACATAGTCAACGAGGTACTACGTAGGCTACGAGAAGAAGAAGTATCCACCATTACACAGAACACCTACAGCAAGATGGTAGGTGACTTTGTTAATGATGCAAAGCAGATTGTAGAAGACTCACACCAGTGGTCTACACTACGTACAACTATTGTAGTACCTACTGTAGCAGATACTACAGAATATAGCTTGACAAACGCTGGAGAACGTGTTAGAATATATAGTGTCATTAACGACACATCAAACTTCTTTATGCGTTATGAGTCACCTAACTGGTTTAACAATGCTTATTACATCTCTGGTGAAGTAACTGGTAGTCCTGACTCATATACCTTTAGTGGTATTGATGGTAACAGTGATACTAAAGTAAAAGTATACCCTAAACCATCAGGTGTCTTTAACTTACGCTTTGATTTAATTGCTAGAGAAGATGAACTGTCTTTAGATACAGATACTACAGTCTTACCTAAGAACGCTATAGTACACAACGCTGTAGCTTTGTTGGCTAGGGAGCGTGGTGAAACTGGTGGAACTACAGCACAGGATTACTTCTTGATTGCAGACAAACATCTATCTGATGCTATTGCTTTAGATGCCTATAAGAATCCTGAAGAGTTTATCTGGACTACTCCCTAATGGCTCAGAACAGAGAACACATATACATTGCTGCTCCGGGGTTCAAGGGTCTTAACACTCAAGACTCTCCTGTAGCTCAGGATGCGACCTTTGCTGCTATTGCTGAGAACATGGTGATAGACAAGTTTGGTCGTATTGGTGCGCGTAAGGGTCTGAAGAAACTAACGACCAGTGCTACACCTTTAGGATCTAGTGATGGTATTGAGTCTATCTTTGAGTACGTAGACCATAGCGGTGATAAGACAGTATTCTCTACTGGTAACAACAAGATCTTTACAGGCACTACTACACTTACTGATGTTACTCCCGGTAGCTATACAGTCAGTGCTAACAATTGGAAGATCATAAACTTTAATAACCATGCTTACTTTTGGCAGCGTGGGCAAGAGCCACTTATTTACACTGATGAATCTGGTAGTGGAGTATTAGAAAAGTTTAGCGACCACAGTCACGCTACAGGTACACCACCGCAAGCCAACGAAGCTCTAGCAGCCTTTGGTCGTGTATGGGTTGCTGATGTTGTCGGTAACAAGCATACTGTTTACTGGTCTGACTTACTAGCTGGTCATGCGTGGACAGGAGGTTCTTCAGGTTCCTTAGACATTACAACTGTATGGCCTACAGGTCATGATGAGATTGTAGCGTTATCAGAGTTTAACGACTTTTTAGTTATCTTTGGTAAGCGTAGTATTATCTTGTACTCTGGTGCTAGTTCACCTTCTAGTATGGTACTAGCTGATGTCATTACTAACATTGGCTGTATTGCTAGAGACAGCGTACAGTCCACAGGATCAGACCTTATATTCTTGTCTGACTCTGGTGTCCGTAGCTTGGGCAGAGTTATACAAGAGAAGTCTAACCCTATTGGTGACGTATCTGTAAATGTACGTGATGACTTAGTACAGGCAGCGGCAGTAGAGACAGGTAACATTAAAGCAGTTTATAGCGAAGAGAATGCTTTTTATCTGCTGATCTTACCTGAAGTTAACAACCTTGTGTTCTGCTTTGACATGCGAGGTAAGTTAGAGAATGGAGCTAGTAGGGTAACTACATGGCCGTTTACTGGTATCTTGTGTGCTACAACTACAGACAACAATGAAGTTTACTTTGGTAACTCTAAAGGTATCAATGAATACTCTGGTTTCCTAGACGATACTTCTACTTATACAATGAAGTATTACACTAATGCTTTGTCATTTGGTGACGCTAGTAAGCTAAAGATTCTAAAAGAAATAACATTTACTATTGTAGGTGGTCAAGGCACAGACCTATTGTTAAACTGGGGTTACGATTATACTGAAGGATACACCAAGCAACTGTTAACAGTAGACGATGCGTCTATTGCAGAGTACGGTATCTCTGAGTACAACGTAGCAACCTCGCAGTACAACGCATCTATCATTGTAAACAAAGCAACGACTAAAGCTACTGGATCTGGTAGAGTAGTCACTATTGGTCTAGATGCCACGATTAATGACAAGTCATTTTCAATACAAGATGTAAACATTGAAGCATTCATAGGTAGAACAATTTAATGAGTAATTATACTAAGACTACAAACTTTGCAGCAAAGGACTCACTACCTTCAGGTAACGCTGCTAAGATTGTTAAAGGCACTGAGATTGACACAGAGTTCAATAACATTGCTACTGCATCAGCAACTAAAGCAAACGCTAACAATGCTGCACTTACAGGTACAACTGTATTTGAGACGTTGTCGGATGGCACCCTTAGCATTACAGGATG